TGGTGTAAATTGTACTGATATTGATTGAGTTACAAATTGAGTTTGTCTAGCTAATGGTCTTATTAATGCATTAGTTGATGATGAATCTCCTTCAAAATCTACTCTATAAACTATTTGTCCAGATGTATTTGTAGCTGGCGAATTCCATGTAGTTATGTTTCCAATTTCAGCGGGATTTGATGATGGAAATACAGGTTTAGTAATTGCCGTATTAATCCAATTTGATTTTGAAAATATAGATGCTGATGAATATCCTAATACTCCAATTGGGTCACCCTGATAATTAAAATCATTTGGGTTAGTTGGTAGGGGTAATGGATTTGCATTTATTAATTGTTGAATTCCATTAAATGTGGTAATTTTCATACCCGAACCTGTAAATTGGGTTGTCCACAAATCTGCTGTTATTGTAGTATTTTCATTTGATGCTACTAATTTATATGAATCAGCTCCAGCTTTTACACCACTTATTGTTAATTGAGCTTCTGCTCTATATGGATTTGATGTTGGTGATATATATTGATTACCATCTGTAATTTTAACTTTAAATGTTTTTATTGTTTCTGGCCCTACATCTATAAAGTTTACATCTGGTAATGTGAATGTTACCGGGTTTGTACCACTATCTCCAGCTATTGGTGCAGATTCTCCACTTTCAGAACCATCCTGCGCAATTTCAGATATTACAATATATACCTTATCAGCTGATGCGGTTGTATTAAATGCCGTTGCTGATAATACAATTGGTGATTGTGATGCTATTGATGGTACACCATTTCTATCATAGTTTACTGTATATGAAGATGCTTTAAAATCAATACTACGAGCTTTTGGTGGTGTTATGTTTTTTGTAAATGTTTGAGTACGAGTAAAAATAGATGAAGTATATGAATGCCCAGCTCCTAAAGCAAATGGATATACTTGAATTGTATAAAGTGCACTTGCTGAAACGTATGGGTGGTCAAATCTATTATAATTTATAGTTGCGGTACTTAATGAAGATGATGATAAAGAACCAGTTTGTATATTCCAAAAAGAACCTCCTCTAGTTTCTATTGAATTTATTCTCCAAGTACCAGGAGATATTGAACGTGTTGTGAATGTAAGAAAATCATCTCCTTCTTTAACTTGTAATGTTGTATTTGCTGGCGAATATCCAATTGGAGTCACATAACCAACTTCATCAGCTGCTAATGTTACTACAGAAGGAGTAATTAATATTTGTATTGGTGGAGCTCCTTCTAATATTTTTGTATAGTTTACAACTACACTTGCGGTGTAAATTGATGACGTATAGTATGGATGAATTATCAATGGGTATTCAATACTACCACTTAATTGTGTAAAATTATATGATGAACTTACTATTAAAGATGAAGTATATGGTACTCCAAATGATGAAGTAAATTGCACATTACCTGCTTTAACATTTTTTTCAATTATAGAAGCGGTTGCTATATAAAAAGTACCATGTGTATATAAATTATTCAATACACCAGCACTTGAACTAAATGCAAGATATCTAGAACCCTGTTTTAATTTTATATCAGTAATAGAAGGTCTATAATCATTAACTATACCTCTTGAATTTGCGCCAAGTGTTATTGCAATTGGATTTACTTCAAACACAATTGTTTCATCTCCAGGTTTTCCATCTGGTATAATTGTGAATGTTTTATCTAAACTAACTGATGCAGATATCCAAGGTTCAGTATATATAAATGTTAATGTTAAATTTTTAGTTTGATTTAATGGACTTCTTACATTTCCATTTACTATTTGTGATGGGATTATATTTTTATTATCATCTTTTGCAACAACCGTTAATGTTGGATGTAAACTTTGTGTATGATAGTACATCCAATATTCAGGTACCCAATCTTTGTTAATTGACATTGATGGATATATCTGAAAAGATGATGTGACATATTCATTTCCACCAGCAGTTCCTCTTATACTAAACGATGCTGTTGCAAATCCAAACGAGGGTCTAAATGCAGTTTCAGTTCTTGGATTTATTACAAATGAATCTGCGTTATATGCAACAACACCACTATCTAATCCATCCTGCAAATCTTCTAATATAATTGATGCTAACACAGATGATGAAACTGCGTATGCAGGACCAGATGCTGCTGATGCTGATGGCATTAAATAAATTATTCTTCTAAAATCAATTGAATCTCTATTGAATACTGCATTATAATCTATTTGTGTAGTTCCCAAAGAACCAGTTGATAAACCAGTAATCATCCTACTAGCAGTAACATATGATAAATTTACAAAATTTTCATTTCCTTCTTTTGAACGAGAAATAATATGAAGTTGTATATTGGAATAATTTTTTAAAGATTGTTTACTTAATAAAATATCGTTTATACCATCAATTCTTACTGCTTGAATTTCTAAAGATGCCGTACTACTATTTCTAATTTGTGTTCCTCTATAAGGTCTAATGATATGATTAACTCCACCAAAACCATCCAATATTTTATATATGTTAATTGTATCAGTAAATCCTTCACACTCTCCAGTTAGTTTTACCAATTGAACATTTATATCAGTACGAGAACCAGTAAAATTACCAACAGTCATAAAGACAGTACCAGTTCCAATTCCGTTTAATACGCCAGGATATTGTCCACTACCAGAATAAAGTGGTATTGGCTGTTGATAAATAGATTGGGTATATTGAGATGAAGATAAAGAGTTACCAAAGAAATCAAAAGATTGAGATGTATAGTGTACCGAACCTGTTAATAAAGTTTTTTGTTCATCTATTGTAATCACCGTAGGTGGTACTGGATTTGAACCAGAATCAAATTGAAATCCAGCTGATGATGGTACTAATTTAAGTTGTTTTCTAATTGTTTGTAAATTACCACCATTAAAAGTTTTTGTTTTTTCAACTAATACAGGTATATAATTGTTATTTATATCATAAAATTCAAAACGATATACAAACGTTTCTGCGGGCAAATTTCTTGGTACTGGTTGTACAAATGTAATTTCATCGGGAGAGAATGCCGTTTCTTGTGATGCTTTTAAACTAATATCTGATACATACCAATCACTTCCTTTTATATCAAAATATAATTTAGCGTTATCAATTTTTTCTGCTTTTATATTATTGGTAATATTTTGTTTTTGAAGTAAAGAATTTTGAGTTTCTAATTTTACTATACTTTGTTTTACTTGTACAGTAGTTAATAAACCATTTATTGTTGTTTGTTTAGAACCACTTAGATATGCTTCAATATAATTATTAGTATTACCAACTGATTCTTTTTTAACATTAAAATTTAAACTATATTCAATTCCTTCATTTATATAAAAAGATTTTGATGTAAAGAATTTTTCAACACCAATAGTATTATTTAATTTAACTGAATTATATAAAAATGTTTGATTAAATGTGGTTACTAAATTATTTGAAGATGTTATCCAATATGATTTAAAATTTGTATTATCAAATAAACCATAGTTTTCTTGATTCTTTGTAGTAGATTCTAAATCAACTAAAATTTCATTTGATTCTAATTGTATTTCTTGTACAAACTGAAAATCGGATAAATCTGCTGTTGATTTCCTAAATATTTTAACTCTTGCACAATCCCCAACAAATGTAGTTAAATCTGCCAATGTTATTTTTGCAAAAGAACCAGTTAGTGCAGTTTTTAAATTATCAATACCTTCAATATAATTAAATGATGCAGTATATCCTACTTCTGTCAAATTTGAAACCAATCCGTTATCTATTGTATATGGTGGTTGAATGATGACTTCTCTACTATTAATAATATTTGTTACTAATGGATTATAAGAAATATCATCAAATGTTAAATATGTACCAACAACAGATGCTGTCCAAAAAGTATTATCATTTGTTGTTAAAAGGTATGAAGTTGGTGATGTGTAATTTGTTAAAGATTGACCTTCTCTTGGTGCTTGAGATATACCACTTATTGAACCTGTTTGAGTTTTTGTTGTAACTACATTTGAAAATATTGGTTTAACTATTTCATCAATACTAACTTTTGGTCTTACATAAAATCTTACTTTATCTTCATTTGAAAGTAATCTATTAACGTTAAAATCCCTTTCCCATTTAAGATTATAAATACCTGCCCATTCTTGTGGAATTGGCTGTACTACTCCATTATCATCTATGTATGTTTTTAATTCGCCTAATACAGTAATTTTTGCATTACCAATTGGAGTATCTTCGTATATGTAAACAGCAACAACTTTTGATAATCCCTCATAGTATTCAGGAACACCATTACCTGGTTCAAAATAAATTGGATTCCCCTCAACATCTAATATTTCTATTTTTATATCAGTACTCTCCTTTAAATGCTCCGAGCCTTCAATTAAAAATCCATTCTTACCTCCAGTAAATGATTCCTTAAATTCAGTAATTCTAAAATATGTTGAATTTGGATTCGTATCTACCAAATATGTTTGAAAGTAAGTTAAATTTTGCGTTAAATTATCCGCATATTTTTTGATTCTTGCCATGTGGGTTTCTATTATTCTTATTGATAAATATTCTTAATATTTTTTATCATTATAATTATATATAGAAAACTAAAGAAAACTAAAGAAAGTTATGAAAAAGTACGCAATGATACAAATAGATGCCCAAATACATCAAGCATTAAAGGAATTTTGTAAAGAGAAAGGATATAAGATAAATGGGTTAGTAGAAACGCTTATAAAAGAAAAGGTGCAGTCTTTGAACAAGACCACACCTAAAAATGTATTACCGGTTGTTAGAAGTTAATCTTACTAAAACCATCTACTTTTTTAATTTCAATAAGTCCATCTACAATATCTCTCATTTGTTCTAAGTGAGAAATTACCCATATAAAATCAAATTGAGTTTTAAGATACTGCATCATCATAAATAGAGATGATAGGTTATCTGCATCCAATGTACCAAACCCTTCATCGATTACTAAGAAGTTAGGTCTAGGCAGGTTGCATATGTTAATTAGAGCCACTCTAATCGCTAATCCCGATATGAACTTCTCCATACCACTACACATCTCTAAAGCCCATTCCTGGTCTTCGTAAACGATTCTAGCGTTAATGTTCTTTCCATCAGTATCCATAGAGATTGAGAAATCTACTACTTGTCCTAATATATTGTTCACTTCGTTTTCAATTGCTGGAAGAGCTTTGGATATTAGTTCGTATGGTACTCCATCTTTCTTAACTGCATCTAAATAGAATTCGTATAATTGGTTTTTACTTTCTAATTCCTTAACTTCTTCCATTTTAGCTACCATATTGTCAATGTAGGTTTTTGTTGCACCTACCTCTGACATTAATTTTAACATCTTTTTATTGACATTAGATATTTGAGTTTCAATACCTTGCTTTTCCTCTTTAATATTTTCAATTTGATTTACTAAAGAAGTATTGTTTGTAATTGTTTCTACATTATCATTATATCTTTTAATATCAGCCTTTGCTGTTTCTAATTGATGTTGTAATAATTCAAGTCTTGATTCTGCGGTTTTACCATCGGCTTCTAATCTTTCTCTTAATGTAATTAATCTACTATGCTCATCAGTCCATTGTTTCCATTGACGGAATTGGTCTTCAACTCCAGCTAATTCACCTAATTGAGTTATAAGAGCACCATGTAAAATGTTTAGGATTTCTAATTGATTACCCTGCTCTCCTAATTTCTTTTCGGTTTCCTTTGCATCCTTTACGAATACATTGTTCATACAAAAGTTACAATTAGGGTCATACTCATGCTCTGCTAAATGTGATAACTTCTCTTTGTTGGTTTCAATTGATTGTTCTAATAATTCAATCTGATGTAACGTATCTTTAATCTGTCCTTTAACTAAATTCAATTGTATTTGCGCTTCACCAATATCAGTTCCGTTTATAGTAACTTTGGAATCAATCATTTCCTTAGCTTCTCTTACCAACTCCTTAACCTCCGTATGCTTTTCAACTAATTTGTATTTAGTACCACCCCAAGTTGTTAAATCACCCTCAATTGTTTTAAGTTTTGAATTTAGAGTATCAATGTTTAAATTACCTTGTATTGGAATGATTTGTTGAGATAGATTTATTATTTGTTCATCCAACTCACCCTTTCTTTTTTCTAATTCTAGCTTATCCGCATCTAAATTATCATACTCCCCTCTAGTTGAATTCAAGTCGTTTTCTTTTTGGGCTAATTCCGAAGTGAAGTCGGTTCTTCTGAAATTTCTGATAAGTGCATTCACATCTTTGATATCATTGGTAGCAGTATCATACAGCTTATCAAATATGTCCAAGCCCATAAACTGAGCCATTAAATCTTTCCTTTCGGATTGTGATTTATCAATGAATAGTGCGTTATTACTTTGTAGTGATAATGCAGTCATAATGAAATCCTCATATCTTCCTACATAGGTTTCAATGACTTGGTTTGTATCCCTTCTTTCCGTTCCGTTAAGTGATTCTCTACCACTATCTCCTTCTCTCCAAAAATCAACATCTACTTTTACGTTCTTTCCCTTATTGATAATTCTACCTTCTCTACGAATACCATAGACAACTCCATCAACCGAAAATTGTAGTTGACAATGGAAGTCCGATTTCCTATTGTTCATTATAGCAGATGCCTTATAAGCCCTACTACACTTATCAAACAAGCAAAATGAGATTGCATCAAATAGAGATGATTTTCCCTGTGCATTTGGTGCGAATAATCCCATCAATCCGTTTACCTTATCAAAGTTAATAACATTTCTCTCTCCGTATGAGAACATATTACTGAAATCAAACTTAATTGGTTTCCAGCTTATGTTTCTTTGTAGTTCTGATGGTTGTATTCTGCTATTAATGTCACGATTGATTTTCTCTATTCCAGCTAAGTCCTCCTTTGTCACAAATGGCATCATACGTTCAATGTACTCACCGATTAAAGAGTTTTGATGGTTTATATCAGCTATGCTATCTACTTCCAACCTTGCTTCTCTATCGTTGGTTTTCTTCTTATTGAATGTATCCGTTCTAATGATTGTAAAGTCCTCCACACCATACTTTGCCGTAATATCAGCCATCATTCTCTTTGTATCTGCGGTATCCGTATTAGTTATCCTCACTCTTAAACGAGGGTATAACGGCATATCAGTTACATCCGGCACAATACCACCATCAACATCTAAAGTGTAGTATCCATAATCGTTTTGGATATCAACTTCCTCATAGGTCATTGTATCTAAATCCCAAACTAAGAATCCGTGCTTATCTAATGTCTCACCGAAGTTTTGTTGTACCAAAGAACCGGCATATACCACTTTACATCCGCTTGGTGATATCATCTCTTGTCTTTTATGAATATCTCCTAATAGAGCTAAATGGTATCCATCAAATATTTCAGTTGTAAAGTGTCTACTACTAACTACATACCCTACATCGGTTGTAGAGTTATCAACAGGTCCGTGAAATAGTGCAATCTTCTTATTACCAAATAGAGTATTAGCTTTTGGCCAATTATCTTTGTTATCAAATATACTAAATACTGCAAAATCAACATCTCCGATTCCGTAAACTTGCGTATCTTTTAAATACGTTAGGTTTGGTAACTTCAATGCATCAACGATTGGAGTAAGTACATCCAATCTATCTGAATTATTCATATTACAATCGTGATTACCAGCGATTACAATTGTAGGACATAGTTTGTTACATTCCGTAAACAACCAGCTAATTTCACTTACCAATTCAGGACTCATTTCTAATTTAGCATGAGCGATATCTCCTGCTAAGTAGATAATAGAATCTTCCGTTCCTCTTTTTTGTATTTCCTCAAACATTGAGTAGAATACTTCTCTAAACTCTTTGTGTCTTTTAATGTTACGGATGTGTATATCCGCAATGTGATAAATTCTCTTTAACCTCATATATTATTTAGTTTGGATAGAACTAAGTCATCCCATCCAGTTTGTTTTGCTCCTTTTAATAATTCCGATACAGCTTTAAATCCCATTTCACCAGCATCCTTATCAGTTGGTATAATGTTACGAACTTTAATTCCGTTCTTTAAAAAGTAATCAGTATGTTTTGTAGAATCTGCAATAGCATCTGAATCTAACATAATGGTTACTTCCTTAACTCCTTTATCTATAATCTTATTCTTTAATTTACTCAATAAGAACTTACCAAGCAAAGGAATACAATTTCTTTTAATTGAGAATGAATCGAATACACCCTCACATAAAATAATGGGTTCATTCCAATTGATTTGGTTATCAAATACAATTACATCTCTATTAACCGGTGGATTCTTATACTTCATTCGTTCCTCTTTGTAATATGAACGAGCTACGAAGTAATTTAAGTCACCATTCTCATCATACGAAGGTACAATGATTCTACCAAAGTATAATCCATCTGAACAATATCCGATGTTGTATTTAACGATATCAGCTTGGGTAATTCCTCTTTCTTTAAGGTAATTAATAGCTTGATTATATTCAGGTTGGAATCCATTTGGTTTGAAATGAAGTTGTTTGAATTCTGATGGTAATTGTAACTTAGCTACATACTCATCTTTATCAACTAATGTATAATCATCCTCACCATAGATATCTTTCAATCTATTGAGGTCTCTTATATCTACATTGAGTTTGCGAAGAAGGGATTGGATTGACCTACCCTTAGAATCACATACCCAACAGTGCCATCTTTGGGTATCTAAGTTTACTTGAAGTTTTTTCTTATGGTGATTACAAAATGGACAATGGTGAGCCTGCTCATTTCCCTTTAAGGATGAACCTACACCTAATGTGGTGTCTAAAATGTTAATGACCGTTAGTTTATTCTTCCCAAATAGCATATTATGTATATTCTATACAAATATACAACTTTTTTGGGAATTATCCAAATTAATGATTGGAATTCTTTACATCGTAAAGGAAATCAGCTAAAAACTGCATTTTTGCTATAATTGGAGGTTTTGGTTGGTTTGCTTCCAACATTCCTTTAAGGTCTACTATTGATGCAGCTGCTATTTGGAGTGCATCATCTTTTGCGTTTAAGTAAGCTTCGGAGATTCCGTACTTTTTTGCGATTTCAGGTATTGTCATAACTTTAATTTATAATATCCCTACGGAAGAACTTTCCCATAAGGTTTTCGTTTATTGCTTGTTCGTTGGCCAGTACATCGTAATGAAACTGCCATTTAATTTCGTAATATGATAAGGATTTCTTTGAAAAGCAAAACTGAATGATTTCTCTTTCAAAGTATTCAGCGTTTCCAGCCTTTACTTCTGCTTTAATCCATTCGTTTGATGAATAGTATTTCTCCCAATCTGATGCTTTCTTTACAACTCTTTTACGAGTCTTTCCCTTAAGGGGTTTCAATCTACGGGTTTGAGATAAGGATTTCTTTCCTATATAAAATCTATTAGTTCTAGTATCAATTATCTTATAGACAAATCCAACCGCACCTTCGGGTGTGGTTTCTTCTGTAACAATATTTCCATTAAATTTCCAACTCATTGATTATTTCTTAACGTAATCAGAATACTTCTTTTGGTTCAAACTACCACCTCTAGCTTTAAGAAGTTTCTTTTCATCTTTAGCTAAGTTCAAACCACCATCTGGTTCGATTGGTGTTTTATCCGTACCCTTAGTGTCTATTTTACCTGTTTTAGGTCCAGTAGTTCCGTATAATTCTAGTATGCTAGCCATTTTATTTTATTTTGTTTACTAATATAAATATAACACTATGTGTCAAAACGAATAATAAAGTTTACCGGATAATCAGGTAAAGATTTAATTGGTTGTGGTAATTTAGCTACTGCAACCATATTTAATTCATTATCATACAATCCAATTGTTGTAATCATTGGTGCTAAAAATGAACCAGTTTGGTCTAAAGAACTACTTGCTTCATATTGAAGAAATGCAGGCTTTACCCATTTAATACCAGCATCATAAAAAGATGAAGTAACTAAATCTCCAATTTTAGTAGAACCAGGTCTTTGCATTATATGAGTATAAATTCTACCACCATCTTCATATACAGCGGATGGGTTTTGCG